CTGTTGAGCCGTTAGAAATAATCAGATGCTCTACCCGTGTCGTAGTATCTGCCGGACAAACGTAAGCGTCTGTTGGCGTACTGGTTAGCGTTATGCCGCCTAGAAACTTGGGCGTAATCGTTGCCATTTTTTCTCCTATAAAACTTGCTTAAATACTAATAATTCCAACGAAGCCTGCCAGGACGCAGATCAACATGGACAAAGCCTTTTTTTGCCCCGTACCCCAGAGCTTTATCCCACCGCTTATCTAGCCAGGACTGAAATTGTTGGATACTTCCATCATGGGGGGCTATGTCCGCCGCTGAGCCGGTTAAGTGTTGACTACTCCTTGCTCCTCCCACGGACGCATTAACCGCCGGAGGCCGATACCAGGACGTTACCCGAATCGGACTGCCCCACGCCTCCCGAACTTTGTCCAACTCCCTCGCCAGACTCAGAATGTTTTTAATAACCTTGGGGTCAGATGGAATACGCCGAGGGTCGCCCTTTGTTACCTCCCCCACGGTGAAATACTCTGAAATCTTTTGCTTCTCATTGCGCCAGTCAATAGCCTCCTGGGCGACGGGAGACTTCAACAACTTAGACTGCAAAATAGCAATAGAACCCGACCCGATTTCTCCGACTCTGTCCTGGTGATTATCCTCCTTAAACCGCTTCCAGGCATAGCGGGTTTTAGCCCCTACAATGCCGTCAATATCACCCACGCTATAGCCCAGAGAGGTTAGCGCTAGTTGCAGTTCTTTGGACGCTTCCTGCGGTAGTCTATCGACTGCCAACGTGTCATTAATACCTAGCAGATGCTGGAGCTTCATAATTAACATTAACTATGTCCAGCCAATACTAAAATGCAAACCCTTTGTTACTGCGTCAAGATCACAACCAGAGACGATATTTCCCTAGGGTTCACCTCGCACGATCAGGATTTGGTTATTGATGGGCTAACCTACCAAGCAAATACAGCCCTAGACCCCACCGCATTCACCAAGAAATTAGACCTTTCCCCCGACAATTTTGAGGTCAAATCTTTTCTTGATGCTGACATAATCTCTTCAAAAGACATCAGAGGCGGGCTATACCAAGGCGCTACAGTAACCGCCGCTATTGTTGACTTTATTGACCTTCCCGCCACTATTGATGATGGCATTATTCTTGCCAAAGGACAGGTCGGGGAAATTTCCCTGGATGATTCAACCTTTTACTTTGAAATCCGTTCCAAAGAGGACAAGCTTAACCAGGCAGTTAATCAATCCATTAGCCCCGTTTGCCGCTGGACAAAGCGCTTAGATGATGATCGATGCGGGCTGGACAAAACATTCTTTGCCGTGACAGGAACCATCACCGCTGTTAGCTCACAATTTCAGTTCACCATCAGCGCATCCTTTGATGAGCCTCAATGGTTCAATCAGTCCTCCGCCGGGGGTTATGTCCAAGTTCTCTCCGGGGCGAATCAGTATTTTAGGCTAGACATCGATTTTGTCTCCGGCAGTACCATTGGACTTAAAAACACTCCGCCCTATGATTTTGAGGTGGGCGATGAGGTGATGGCCATCCCCGCCTGCAATGGCACTTGGACACGTTGCACCGAGTTCGCTAATACCGATAATTTTGGAGGCTTTTTCACTGGCGGGAATTGGATGCCCACCAGTTCCGACCTGAACGCCTACCCAAGCTAAGCGGGCGAGATAGCAATATAGGTTCTGGGGTTGTCCTGGTTATAGTTAAGCTCCAGGCTAATCCCCGTCACACAAACCAGATTATCGTTAGCTAGAATCCCGGCTTGCACCAAGGCGTCCATCAGTGACCCGATAATGTTATCCGCATCTCCCCGGCGGGAATGTTTCCCTTCTAACACCACATCGAGCCGAACCCCTGACAATTTGAGCGGGGGTTGTTGCTTTCTAAGGTGAGCAATGGCCGCATCTTTCCAAAGCCTGTAGCTGGTCTGGGTATAAAACGTGCCTTTGTTATTGCCCCGTGGACGCGCCTTGGGGACGACACAACCCTCTAATTCAAGGACATAGTTCATCTAATAGTCTCCGCTTTTCACATACTGAAAATAATTTTTTCTAGGGCCTGTAAAGTCGCTCAAATTCTTCGCCAGTGGTAGCCCAGACAGGTCTTGCCAGTCCTTGCGGCGTTACCGATAGCCGACCCAGAAACAAATAACGCCTTGCCCGCCGCGCTGGCAGAATCGTAAACAATGCGTGTCTCAACACAGAGGATTCGTGTCCCTCGTCGCACCGGAAGCGGGTCAAGCGGGCTGTCAAGATACTCCCAAAACGTTCCGCCGCATCGTCTCCCCATGGCAATAGCGATCCACACCAACGTAGCTGATCCAGTCCCTAGCGATAGGCTGGCCTCCTGGGCGCTAGGAAAGCACTGCCCGGTATCTAGTCGCCGCACCGGCCGCTTCCGACCCGACCCGTGGCCAATCCGGGGTGATACGGACTTTTGAGCAAACCGCCACTCATGCCCTCCGCACCGATGCCCAAGGGCGATGGCTTTGGATATTTCAGTACCGCGACGACCAATAGAGCGCCCCGCCTCCTCCAGACTGACAAAGGTTTCCCCGGTGCTAACGTTAATAACTGGCAATGGCCCTGCCACTTTACACCTCCTAGAAATATTTATTTTCAGTAACTGAAAAGCCAAAACGATTAGATGATCCTTTTAGCCCAATCCCTTGCTAGACCGGCAATCTCGGCGGCTTTGTCCATACCGTTGACGCATCTCCGCGCCCGGAAATAATCAACCCGTGAGTGGTCGATATAATCAGAGATTTTTCTGCCGGTAAAAGTGCCAGTCTTAAGCCCGTGAACTAGCACGAACAGAGCAACACTAGGGTCTAACGCTAGATCCGGTTTCTGCTCCAGGGGTATACCCAGGATCTCCCCGTATTTGCGGTAATTCTCCCGCCAGGTCAGTTGAACATATCCCCGCCCGTAGTAAGGGAAATAACGTAAATGTGTCCTACGCCATTCATCCGGTAGCCAGTAAGCCTCAATCACCGGCTGAAAGGTTTTATTCGTTTCCCACTCGGTTGTAGCCAATACATAGGCGATCTGATTAGGGTACACCAGCCCTTGACGCCGACACTCAAAGATAATGGCTGAAATAGTTCCCTCTTTGGTTCCAAAGTTATGCTCTCGCTGGTCGGGCAATCTGGTCTTGAGCAGTGAAACCGAACCAGGGCCAATCATGTCAGGATGCCCCTGATAAACATCGTGCTTGTACTCGCTCCAGGCTGTTGCGGTGCGGGGGCCATGCAATCCATCTATGTCACCAACGGGATACCCCAACACCAGGAGAGCGTGTTGCAGTTCCCGGCGTTGGGGCTGGGATAAAGCCGTGATAGGAATTGCGTCCTTTATCGTGGATAGCAGGGGAAGTTCTTTGCTCATGGGAAATATTGAAAGCTACCCAGATAATAAAAATAGCCCCGGAGGGCTACTGTAAAGTCTCTAGGAAGCTGTTCTAGCGCCGGGGCTGTTGCTTGACTATTCCCTGCGATTTGGTTAAGGGTTTGTAATCTCCCCGGCAATAGATTATAGATTCGGCGCGTACCGCCATCGATAACCCGCGCAACGCCGACCCGTCAGAATGGCATTGTAAAGGGTCTTGCTGAAAACATAGTTATCCCTGGCGGCCTCATGGAGGGTTCGGTAATGTTGCCCCGTCTCTAGGCACACCACCGGGCGATCGTACCATTTGACATGAGGATCAGGAGTTAGCCCATCTAGCCGTCGCCAGATAATGCCGTTAACAGGATGACCGCTATGGATCGCATAATTCAGCTTGTGCCAGGGCAGTCCAGTCTCTTTGCTGGCATCGGCTATACACCGATATTCTTTGCCCGTGTCGAGTCGTTTAATTCCGATCATGCCACCTCCAATTGGTCGGGATAGTAACAATCTTGGGACTCCGAGCCGTCGTCAAACACCAGCGTCAATCCCTCTTTATTGCCGAATAGGTGAATAACCTTGACAGTGCCAACCTGCCCGGTGAGACGATCTTTGGCTCGGGTTCCCTCGGTAAATCCACTGACAACCGATAATTCCTTGGGGGGAGCTTTGACCGGCTCGGCAATCGGAGCGGGTTCCGGCCTGGGTATTTCCACCTTGGGAGGATCAAGGCCCAATTCAAGTAGAACATCGGTCGGGAAATAGCTCAGTAATTCGTCTTGAGTTGCTGATTTAACTAGGGTTTTCATACTTCATCCTCCACAAAACAATTGCATCCACCCAGGGATTCCTCAAATAGATCTAATTGCCGGGGTTCTGACTCAATTTGAAGTCTCCATTTTTTTAAGGTCAATCCTTTTGTTACTCCGCCCCGTTGCTGTACCAAGACACCAATATCATCGCGGCCAATAAGCTCCAAAAACTCTTGCTCTTTTTGCTCATGGTGGGCATAACGCTCTGGCAATTGTTTTAGCAGATTTCGGAAATGTCCCAGTCCTGCTTTGACGCAAAATCCACCACAGTTGGCATGGGCAAAGCCGAGGTCATAAAGCCGTGGCCGCTTCAGATTGTGCTTCTTCAGTTCCGCCATGATGACGGCACGATCTGCCCATCCAAATTCGTCCCAACAAAGGGGAGCCTCAACCGGGAAGGGTTCCCAGTTTTTAGTGATAGCTTCTAGGCGATGAATTTCTTCAAAGCCAATGCCAAAGTAAAGAATGGTGTTAGACGGGTCAAAATCTTGGGACTCAATCCACTTGCGGCACGGCTCGACTTTTAAGACATAGGAGCATCCCGTTTTTCCTTGACGCTGTGAAAGCCACTTGCTTTCACAGAAAACATCCCAGGGGGTTCTGCCATCTTTAAGCCAAACAAGCTCACCACCAACAATCCGGGCTGATTCAGTTAGAAAGCGGTAATTATCCTCATCCTCTATGCCGGTATCAGCAAAAACGAGGTAAAGATTCTCTGTGCCGTATTTTTGGGCGACTCGCATAGCGGCAAGCCAACTAGCCGCACCGGATGAATAGAAAACAATGTGATTCACTTTCCACCTCTCACAAACAATCCAGTTTTCAGGGCATAATTCAACGCCTCGGGGCAGGGATCGTTCATCACCCTTTCCTGATAGGCAAGCTTGATTTCATCGGGCGTACAGAAGCGTTTGACTCCTAGGTATTCCCACCAGTTAAAGGCTTGTACCGTGTGAGCCTTGGGGCAATACTCCCCATCAGGCAGGACATACTTCCGCCCTGGCTCTCCGAACTCCAATCGGAGCATAAAGGACACAACCGCATCGCTAATCCTGGGGTTTGCTCGACGCAATTTATCCGTATAGATAGCGGCATTGATGCTGGAGTCTTGAAAGCTAAACAAGGCTCCAATGAACCAATCATGGGGCGGGAGATAGCCGAACTTCGCCTTGAACTTCTCAAAGATTGGCGATAGGTCTTTGCCCTTATCAAACCAATTAAAAAGGGTCTTTCTTAACCATTTAAAAGCGGCTTCTTGCTCAGGGGACAAAAGCTCTCGGAGAAAGAATTTTGTGGCAACCTTCTTTTTCTCTTTAAATGGTTCCCCGCACTTGGGGCAAAAAGCGGCATGAGCAACCGTTATGTGTCCACATTTGGAGCAAGCCTTGAAAGCATCTCCCTGGTCGGGGGCTAGTCCTTTTGGCGTCCTTAGCGCAGGGCAAAGGGGGGCATAATCTAGGTCAATGACATCCTTGATTTTTTTTGTGTCACCCGTATCCTGATCCTTGTCTTGGCTTCCCATGGACTGCTTTTGTAACCAGGTGAAGCAGTCGCCGCAGTCAATGATCAAGCATTCCTCCTTTCCTTCATGAAGCCGAAGCCCACGCCCAACCATCTGAATTAGGAGAGCCTTAGATCGTGTTGGACGGGCAATTAAAACACAATCTAGTGAAGGCTCATCAAATCCCTCTGTTAGCGCTCCCACACTAACCAGGATTTTGGTGATTCCGTACTTGAACCGACCAAAAATCTCTTGCCGGTGGGCTTCTGTTGTCGCGCCGGTTAAAACCTCAGCAGAGTAACCAGCGTTTTTTAACTGTGAGCACAGATCCTCGGAAGCTTTCACCGAAACACAAAAGGCGATTGTTTTTCTGTCTTTAGCTATCTCGGTATAGGACTTGACAACGCTAGCGTTAAACTCATGTCCACAAGCCGCATTTAGCGATTTGGAGCTATAGTCCCCCGTGTCTTCATCAACCTCCAGGCTTCCCGTATATTGAGCCTCAGCTAGGATGATTCGCTCTCTGGTGAGATGCCCCATGTTGATCAGTTGCCGGGGGGATGGAGCCTTAACCGAGAACTGGAAGTATTGGCACAGTCCTTCTCTGGGATTTGTTCGCCAGGGGGTTGCTGTTAGTCCCACAAAGAAACACTTTCCTAACGCAACGATGCCACCGGAATAATGGATCATCAATTGATAGGCAATATCAAAGCTAATGGAGATATGGCATTCGTCATAGACCACCAGCCCAATGTCCGGGGGTAATTTCCCCTTGCGATTAAACCGGGATTGGATAGTTTGCAACATCCCGATCTGAATGGGGGAATTAAAGTCTTCGGTATAACCGGGGGCGATAATGCCGGGGGTGATTCCCGTGACCGCTTTCATTGTCTTAGCCGTCTGCTCGACCAGCTTTGTCCGGTGAACACAGAACAAAACCCGGCGTCCTTTGTCGATGGCATCCTTGACCATCTGGGAGGCAATGACTGTTTTCCCGGCTCCTGTTGGGGCAAAGATATATCCTGCTCGTTTCCCACTACGAAAGTGGGAATACAAAGAGGTCAAAACTTCTTTTTGGTATTCCCGTAGTTGCATTAGAACTTCCCCCCCGATTCGCGCAGGCAGTCATATTGGCGATCCGACTCCCGATAATAGGCATCGGTAGGCTCCCCCCTTTCGTCGAGGTATCCTAGCTCTTTTAACCGAGTTGTGTAGGACTCCTCCTCCGCTATTTCCAGCAGTTTTTGTTCCTCGGGAGATAGAGGTTGCCAAACTTCATCGTCTATTTCGTATGCCTCATGGGAGTAGTCCACGGACGGAATTGCATCAAACAGGACATCGAAATGATCCATGGCGTAGGTGTACTTGACCCCACAATTGCCACAAACCTGCTCCCCGTCTTGGACTACCCACTCGTCGTGTTTGCAAAGCGGGCATCCGGTAAATCCTTGATCTTCGGGTGGATCATAGTAACCCATTAGTAAGCCCTCCAAATATTTCCTATCCGTGAGAAATGTTCCGCGCTTTTGCTGGAGTAGTGAATGCTGTCCATCACACCCTCCCATAACGGACTTTGATCCGTCCTTTGCTCAATGGGGCCAGTCTTTTAAAAGCACCTTTAGATAGGTCTAATGTGCATCGGCAACGGTCAGTGATGCGAACCACTACAGAGCGCCCCTTGTGCCGTACTCGGATACGGGTTCCCAATCGGAGGGACGGGTGGGCGGCCGTCATTGCCCACTGATTGAATTTCTTGCCGTTGGCCATCCGACGACCATGGAAGCCATGACCGTACCAAGTAGCGGTAGTTTGCCCCGCCAAGGCTAGCTCAGGGGTTAGGAGGCTAACCCCTAGCAAAAGCGCTAGGAGTTTATTTTTCACGCCACACCTCGCACCCGACGCAAGGAGTTAACAAACCGACGCTCCGCCTTCTCTAGCGGGGTTTCCTTTGGTACTGGAAACAAATCGGGATGCTTATCGAAAACCCGGCGACCCTCGACTTCGATGGTAATCGAAGCCACGTCTTCTAGACTCTCCCGGTCATAGCCTACCAATCCGGTGATCGCCTCCAACTGGGTACTGGACAGGCGGGAGACGTCCCCGGTAGACAAATAGGAGGCATAGCACTCCTGGTAAATTCTTTTCATGAACGTAACCCAAAATGTTTGACTGATTGCATTATGCCGATTTTGTTGATTTTTGTCAAGCGTCGAGGTTGCATCTAGGGGTAAATCGACTTTTCAGGCGCTATTAAATTTTCTTTCAGGGGGTGTAAAGCAACCCCAAAACCTTGCAGGGACTAGGATGTAGCCGCTTTGCCCTGGCGCTCAGAAAACTTTGCATCCCCTAGATAAATTTATTTTCAGTAAGTGAAAAGCCTATATGATTAGACAAAGCAATCCCCAACCGAAGGCGGGGACTGCTAGCGAGGAAACCCGCTCAATACTAGAGATCACTCCCCAGGGGCAAGAGGGCGAATCTGCCAAAGAGTCATGCCGTATTTAAGCCCCCGTCTAACGGGCTTGGCTTCGTGGAGGGTTTTATCGTTAGTGGCGGGGTCGTAGTCGTATCGGAAGGACAAGAGTCGTCCGGCCTGGGGGGAAGCGCCAAGGTGGAGTTTTGGGAAATACGTCTCGCCTCCCATCTCAACATCGGATAAATAGATCATGAATGTCCTGACCCGCTGGTGCTTTAGGGCGTCCTTGTTGGATTGGGTAATATAGTAATCGTAATGGGGCTTATAGTATTGTCCCCGCTCGTATCTCAGGAATTGAGGGGATTGAAATTGTTTCCCGTCCAGCCCGAAAAAATCGTAAACTTTCTGAGCTATTTCTATTGCAACGGGGGCTAACTCTTGGGGTTGCCATTGATAAGAGGTTCTATAATCAGTCTGAACCCTTTGGCTGGTCGAGGTGTCCAATACTGTCGAGGGGATAAGATTGGGGTCTATCCAATCTATCAGGGCTTTACAAAGGTCTTCCTCGATAAAATTATCAATGGTAAATACCTCAGGTTTCTTGCAAAGCACTTTCATCCTGGAACCTAGTAAAAATTGTTTTTAGCCAATAAATACTAGAAACCCCGACCGGAGCCGGGGCTGTGTAGATCGAGGAGAACTGGGGAATATTAAGGCCCCGGAGGAGGAGCGGGAGGAGAGGGAGGAGCCGGCGGGGCGGAGTAGGTGGGAAAATCGCACAAGGTGCAAACTGCATTAAGCACCGTCCGCTCGTCAGCCGTTAAGAACTCGTTCCGGGTCGGCAGGGCAAAGGGGGCTTGGAAGTCCAACGTAAACTGAGGACGGCAAATTTCGTTAATGTTGCCATCAATGGTCATGTTGGTAACAAAAGCCGCACCCCAAGCGTGTAAACCACCGTTGCGGTAGATATGCGCCCAGATCCGATTAGCGGTGTTTTTAGCGGGATAAATCACTTCCCAGAAAGCCGCATCAGAGGGAGCCGCAATAACTGTAATCTGAGGCTGGAAGGTGACACCCACTTTAACCTGGGAACCTTGTAGTCCATAGGTCAAATCTTTCCGGTCAACCGTTTGAGATTGATCGGTTAGAGGCAGGTTAGTGGGGGACAGAATCTTTTGGGGGGTGGCACTAGGGCCAGTAATGCCATCTTCCTCATCAGTTAGAGGGGCTACCCAAAGAATACTACCGGCGTTATGAATTTCATTTAGCCCCACCGGGGAGGGCGCAAAAATTGTAATATCTGGCATGAAAACTACTCCTATAGGATTTCAGCTAATCAATATTAATATTCTCTTTCCGTCCCTTCACTGTAACAAAAACTCAAATTATAAGCAGGGAAGTTTTGCACAATATCACTCGGCGGGATATAAACATCTCGATACTTCCAAAGTCCTAACCGTTTGAATCTTTGCCGAGCTTGCATCAAAACATTGAGCTTGGTAACATCCCTTTGAATCAAGCTAATTCTGATGGTTTCTTTAACGTGCCAGAGGGTATCAGTCAACTCCGTATTGACCGCATCAAAAGGGTCAATGATAACCTCTAGCCCTTCCGCCTTGATTCCTGTGGGAGGATTGCCAATGGAGATTGCCGCATCAACATAACCATTGGGATAAGTGTATTTTCCCACCAACCCATAGGTTAGAACCGCCTTAGTTGTCGGGTTTCTAGTAACACCCAGGAGAGGCTCAACGTGGTTATTCTTGAGGCTAATTGGTGTCATCATCTACCCTCGCTTGATACGCCGCGAACGCTCCGGTGGCCAATCCCCCAGCAAATGCCAATCCCTGTTCCGACCTAGCCCAGAGGGAAAAGCCCCCAACAACACAGCTAGCCAGCAGGGCCAGCATCGGGAAACTATTAATCATTGTTAAAAGCCTCGCAGAACACCTGGGGAATATTAAGTTCCTCGGCGGCAACCTCAGTCCAGCGACGGGCGGGAATCCGTTTTCCTGTTTTGGTGGTGTAGCCCTCGTGAACCAATAGAGCATGATCGGCAGACCAGGAGTATTCTGTTCTATATTCATCGACTCTTTGATACGATTGGGAGTCCCTTAATTCGCCTGTGTCCACGATGTCACGGGTTGAGCCGACAACGATTTGCCCATTCCGCCGATAGGTCGTACCGAACCCCTGGGGCCAATCTCTAACCGTTTCGATGACTTCCCGGTTGGCCTCATCATATTTTTGTTCGCAAGCTCTATAAGCATTGGCGAACCGTTTGATGATTTCGGCTTTGTGAGATTGACTTACTCTCAAGCAGACCCTCAGTTAATACTTACTAAATGTTAAAGGGAGACTTACTATCAACCAGATTTCCCTATTCAATAGCAACAAGAGGAACCGCCTGCATTTCAGGGGCGATCGTCCTCTTACTATCAACCAAACTTCTCCGGTCAATAATTACCACTTTGCCTAAACAGTCCTGTTACATCCAATGATGGGCTTACTATCGACCAATGCTCCTCAGTCAATAGCAACGTCTTGGCATCGGTGGGAGCCATCACATCGACGCTACTTACTATCAACCAAGGTTCCTCAGTCAATAGCAACCTATCAGACGGCTAAAGAGTCCCTAGCAGGGGAAGCCGCTTACTATCAACCAAGGTTCCTCAGTCAATAGCAACCAGAAAGTTCCATGCTTGAGAAAATCACCGATTAAATGAAGCACGGGGAAACCACTTACTATCAACCAAGGTTCCTCAGTCAATAGCAACGGTAATGATGGGGGCGAGGAATGGACTGGCGGTGAACTTACTATCAACCAAGGTTCCTCAGTCAATAGCAACCCCCTAAATCCAAGCCCAGTTGCAGAAAGGCTTCCGAGCCGGGTTTGCGAGGGGTCTTGGCTTTTTGCTGTTTTCGGATCGTTTTAGGTGACTCGAATAAGCTCAAATCCAATCCAGGCAAGACATCGAAGGCTCCGTACCGGCTATTGTATTGACAAGGTTTTAGGTTGATTGACGGTTCATCGACGCTCTCAGAGACAGTCTCCCCGTCCGTAACTTTCCCCAAGCAAGTGAGGTAGGTCATCCCTGACATTTCCATGATAGTGTCTGGCTTGATAATTGGCAAGTCTTTTTCTATTAGCTTTGCTGATGGTTTATATGTTTTGATAAGTAGTGGTAGTCCACGCTCAAGAATGTTTTTGGCGGCGTTAATATCTCTATCCTCGATGTATCCGCATTCTGGGCATCGGTGGGTTCTTTGGGATAGTGTTTTTTTGACGATAGCCTTGCAGTTGTTGCATTCCTGGCTGGTATAGTGTGGTGCTACTTTGACAAATTCTCGCCCAGTTGCCTTTGACTTGGTTTTAATCATTTCTAGCAATTGCCCCAGACCAACATCGGCAAAGCTTTTATTTAGTCCTGCCTTACGTCTGGCTCCATTTTGAGCGTAGCCCTTACCATCTTCCCGCTCTTTTTTCTTTGGTTTGCGATTCAGGTTTGTGATGGGCAAATCTTCTGCCACAATAGCCCCATTCTCGCTGACAAGACGGGTAGAAAGGGCGTGATTGAATAATCGGCGCTGGTCTGCAATTTTTTTATGGAGCCGCGCCAGATCGTCCTTGGCTTTTTGGTGACGATTGCTTCCCTTTTGGCGGCGGGATACCCGTCTTTGTAGCCTGGCTAGCCGTTTCTCTGATTGGCGTAGGAATTTGGGCGGATCTACCGTTTCCCCGTCACTGGTGGCAACGACGTATTTCAAGCCTGGGTCAATACCAATGGCGGTATCCGTTGGTTCTGGCAGGGTGTAGGGCACAGGGCCAGATAATTGCAGATACCAGCCATCTGCCTTTTTGCAGAGCTTGACGACGGAGATCGGCTCTTGTAGCGGCCATCGCTCTAGCAAGCTTCTGTCGGTTAGCACCATGCCAAACTCTTTAGAGATGGGACAGCGGCGATGGTATAACTTGGTTGCCTTAGCGTCCTCGTTAACCAGGGATGTAATAGGATGCCGTTGTCCCTTGTATCTGGGGGGCTTACGGTTTCCTTTGCGGTATTCCTCCCACGCCTTAGACAGACTTTTCAGCGTTCCCCGAATAAAATTACTAGGAACGTCCTGTAGCCAGGGGTCGTCGGGATGATTCTTTTTGGCAAAAGCTTTGCAGAGACTCTCATAGGATGCGTTCTTCAGTTCGGGAGTGATGCCTGGTAACAAGCAAGAACGGCGGCGCAAATCACAATAGGGACGGGTTAGTTGCCATTTACCATCGTCATCCTTCTCCCAGTGATACTCCCAACCAATCGGACTACAGGGATAGCACTTCTTATCTGGCTTGTGAAATTGCCGATGCTCATCCAACTCATTCAGCATAGACAGTCCCTTATTCCAGACAGAGCGCAAGGTACGGAGCCAACGGTTAGCCATCTCCTCTTGTCTATGGGTAAGATAGGCTTTAAATTCAAGGGTTTTGAACTCAGTCATTATGAATTACCAAGAGATTCAGGAAGAAATAGAAAGAATGCGCCGGGTCAATCGGCAGATACTAGAATCAGCGGATACCCTCTTAAAGGGAATGAAGCGCAACCAGGAGAATATGAAAGATTTGCGTCGGTCGATAATTGAGCTAAACCTGAAGCTTGACTTTATTGGTTCGCAATTGGGAATCTCCATGGGAGAAGATGAATAAGGCAACGATTAAACAGGTCTTGTTAATCATTGGGCTAGGACTAGTCTCTATGACAATAGGATTCCTGCTGGGCTTTGTTATTTTTTGAGGGGCAACCAATGATGATCGTCCCGTGAATGTTAGGGGAAGCATAATGTGCGCTCCCTTTTATCTACTTTTGCAACCTTCTAGGGTTGATGGTCACAGACTGATTTCCGTAAGTGTTACCGTTTTGGTAACACTTTGCAGCCCCCCCTAAAACGTAGCTAGAACGCGATCTAGAATTTGATCTGGTGTCTCTTGGGGATACTTCTTAGCCCACCGGCAACACAGAAATTCAAAGCTCTCGATAATCATTTGCTCGGTAATAGTCATATTGTCCCGGTCGCATTTGAAGTGCCGACAATTGAACAGAGCCAAGTTAGCCTTTACTGTCCAATCCCGAAATTGCTCAGGCGTTGGCACCATTCCAAATAGCTCTAGATTGCGTTGCTGGATAACGTCAGTCCATTTACGTCGTGCCAGTAGCCGCTTAACCCGTAGCTCCATCAATGCGTTGCGTTCGTCTTCCGAGCGCTTCACATTAAAGGCGCGGTCAAAACGCCGCTCGATGGCTTCCTCCAGGGATGCGTCAATGAAAGCCGATGCCACGGGATTCCCCCGCTTGTCCAGTTCCCGAACAACCCGCTTGAATTGGTCGATGGTCAGGATATAGGCCTTGTTTGAGTTTAGTTCCGTAGCAACTCGGAGACCCGCATAACCCTCTCCCAGTAAGGCTTTCAGCGCTCGATTGGCGTTTCGGTGAGACCCGGCAAAAGAGAGAAACTCATTAGCTTGGCGAACCCCGATGGCATACTCACCACTCGGCAACATCAAGCCCTCTACCTGAATAAAGCCAAAATCAACGGTGGCAACTTCCGCCTTAGAATAATTCATAGGTGAATGACTCCTACATTTTGCTTAGTCGTTTACATGGCCCTGGGTGTTAGCGCACCGCGAGGGCTTCTCCCATATATTAACCTCCCCGCAACGATTCGCCACCACCGGGATTACAAACCACCTCAAATGCAGTGACGAGCAACCTATCCCAGAAACCTCTATGGCTTAATTCAACGACACGCCCCACCTTGGCATCCGCGTGAATCATTCCCTCTTCTGTGGCCACCGCTAAATGATGCGGGATGCCCCCGACCCGAAACACCAATATCGACCCCTCACAAATAATCCCCGTCTCCACCAAGCCGGGAATCCTCCGCATGGTCATCAGCAGTTCGTCTCCCCTGGGCGTTCGGTAATAGTTCTCTAATCTGCCAACATCAAGGCCCTGGGATTCTGCTAGTGCGGCGATGAATTGCACACAGTCCACCCCCGCACCTTTGCACCGCTGATTATGATGCCAGGGTGTCCCAATCCAGGATCTGGCTTCCCTGATGATGTCAAGCATTTTGCCCCTCTACATTCTCAAGTCGCCACTCAAACTTGGGCAAAACGCATAAATCAAACTCCCACCTGTCCCCGGTCAGCGTCCAACTGCAACCGTCTACGTCAAGCACATAAAGAAGATCCAGCGTATTGACAGCTTTTGCAATTTCTTCAGTCCTCGGGGTGGGAGCTTTTTGCTTTTCGTAGTCGGTGGCGTCAAGGACTATCCTCTTGCAAAAATCAGGAGTTTTGCCGGAGCCGTCACCGATCCGCTCTTTAATCTGTTCCAGAAGCCATTGCTCATTGGGAGAAAGAATCATAAACAAAGCCCGCTAATATCCAGCAGATACTAACGGGCCATTAGTCAAACATTTAGGAGGTTAGTCCCACCTCTACTCTAAACCAGCGGGAGAGTTACCCCATGCGGCTGATCCTGGTACTTGCCCTTGCGATCTTCATAACTTACCTGGCAGGGTTCACCTTCAAAGAACAGTAATTGAACCACCCCTTCATTGGCATAGATGCGACAATCCGCGCTAGAAGAATTGGAAAACTCCAGCGTCAGATGCCCCCGCCAGCCAGCTTCAGCCGGCGTTAGATTAGCAATTACTCCAGCCCTCGCATAGGTCGATTTTCCCAGACAAAGCACCGTGATATTATCCGGCACCTCCAACCGCTCCAGGGCTACCCCCAACCCATAGCTATGCCCTGGCAGGATAAAATATTGCCCATAAATGTCGGACTGCAATCGGGCTTGCTCCAGAAAGCTAGGGTCAAATGCCTTGGGATTGACCACCTGCCCCGGCTGATGACGGAAGATCCGAAAGTCCTTCGGCGACAATCTGATGTCATACCCGAAGCTTGACAACCCATAACTTAGTACGGGCAAGCAACCAGCACCCTCGCCCATATCCCAGCCACGAATCAGCTTTTTCTCACACGGGCTAACTACCCCACTCGATAAAATCCACTCGTCATTTTTCAGCATCTTACACAACAAAGTAAATCTTGTTCACTAGATAATAATTCCAGACAAAAGCACTACTCTTGGCGACTTTACAGCCCCTAGTAGATCTCTTTATCAGGGACAGCAAACTACAAACCATTATCAGTTTAAACGATTTTCGTGGGGTGATCGGGTTGTTGGGGCTTGCCGGGGGTTCCCAGGAACTTTACACACCCTAGTAATAATTTCTTCTAGGGTGTGTAAAGTCCTTAATATTGCTTATACAGCAAGGGTTTGAGCCATGTTTGAGCAGAATGCAGAATTAATCCTCCAGGAGCAGGGAACCTCTCCCACGGGATTCGACCCAGAGACGGGGCAACCCACGTTTAGCGCCAGTGAGATTCGGGTGGCGGTATCGGTGGAGGATACGAAGCCACCCACCAGCCAAGCGCTACCGGGGCTAGAAAACGTCCTGGGGTATGTTGAGGGGCGATGCCTTGAGAGTTTGCCGGAGGGCTGGTCAGTGCCGACCCGGTGCAAAATTGAGCTTGAATTGCAGGGGCAAACCAAGGTGGTCGGGTTTTACTCCCTACCCCAGACTCGCTCCCGGTTGGGGCTGGACGTTGTCTTTGGACAAGCTATAGCCGGATATTTGGTTGATATTTAGTTAGTATCTGAGAGTG